AGACACACCTCTACAGGAATGGGCTTGGAGCCCGAGAAAGTTCTTCGCGGCTTGTTGGCCAAACGCCAAGATACACGCCAAACAAGACGAGGTTATGTCGGCTGTGCCCGTCAGTAGAGCCGTGTGGGTGCATTCTGCCGCCGAGATGGGCAAGGACTGGCTGCTTGCACGTTTGATTCTGTGGTTTGCATCGACACGTTTTCCTGCAAAAGTGATAGCTACATCGTCGTCAGAAAAACAGATCAAGCAAGTGCTGTGGGGTGAGATTGACGCGGCATTGCGACAGAGTCAGATTGATCTGGGCTTTGTAAAAAAGTATCTGCTATTGGAAGTGCCAGACGGCAAGGGCAGTTCGTATAACGACCACTTCGTTAGTCTCATGGTGGCAAAAGACCCTGAGACATTCCAGGGCGTTCATCTGCCGCCTATATGCGAGTCGAGGCCGAATGAGTTCTTTCCTCGCGTGATGTTCATGTTCGATGAGGGAAGCAATATCAAGTCAGAATTCTACGACGCGGCTGAATCGCAAGCACACATTCTTCTCGTCGTTGCCAATCCGATTCGGGCCAAAGGCAAGTTCAAAAGCGAGTGCAAGCGGGGTGACGAACCGGACCCGCAATGCGAAGGTCGCTTCAATCGTCGCGTTGTGCATATTGACGGCGATGATTCACCAAACGTCAAGCTCGGAAAGAAGATGGCAGAGGCGGGAGTCAAAGGCCCGTACCCGTCGATTATTCCCGGCGTGTTGTCGTATAGTGATTACATCTATCGGGAGACGAAGTGGGACAACTTCAACCGCACGACACGCTTGCACGGGCTGTTCTATGAAGGCGATGACACTCAGATGTTTCCGCCTGACAGGATGGACGCTGCCGAAAACGCATATGCTTCTGTGTCGATGGTTGAGTACGGCAAGCGTGGTCCGTTCTATCTTGGCGTTGATGTGGCTGGAGGCGGGCGGGATAGTAGTTGTTGGGTCGTGCTTGATCGACTCGGCATCTATGAGATGATTGTCAAAAGCACGCCGGACTTGACGCAAATTCCAGACATAACGCTGGCTGTTATGGCCAGACATCGCATTGAGTCGAAGAATGTATGCATCGATGCAACTGGACTCGGAGAAGGACCAGTAGCATCGCTTAGACGCAAGGGCCGTCAAGTGCGTGGCGTGTCATTCAGCCAGTCTGCAAGTCGTCCAAAAATCTATTGTAACGTGCGTGCGGAAATGTACATGGAAGCAGGCAAACGGTTCGACGTTGATCTATGGGTATTCGCCAAGGACGTAGCTGCCGATGGTACGATCACAGAACAACCCGGCAACTTCGTCAAGTGCATGAGTTACAATATCAATGGTCAGGATCGTGGCGAATATGAAATGCTACGCGAAGAACTGCAATCAATGCCGCTGAACATCGACGGCGACGGAAGGATCTGGTTGCCGCCGAAGAACAAAGACCCGAGACGTCCCAACGTCGAATGCCTCCACGATATTCTCGGTCGCAGTCCAGACAGAGCGGACGCGTTTGTGTTGGCGGTTCACGCAATGCGAAGGAAAGAAACGAAGATGGCACGGAGAGTCATCGGTCCGGTTGCATCAATGTCAGATGATTACGGAGCGTTGGAGGATCGGCCGACAAGCTTGACGCCGATGCCGAAGCCTGAAGGCAGCGAAGACAGGCCGAGAACAAGCAGTTTGGCGGAAAGGATATTCGGGAAGGGTGGGATGTGATGCCTGCGCAAGGGCTTTGTACTTGCGACGTGCCGATGCTCGCGGCCAAGGGTGTTAAGTTTGAGGTAACGATGCCTTCGCAGGGGCTTTGTTCCTGCGACCGGCGACCGCATCAGACAAGAGGACTCCGCGATAACGCCCGCCCTGAGGCTTAGTATCCGAGACGGAATGGTGACTCGGCTGTTCAACTATTGCAATCCCCGCAAGTGTGGGGTATACAGTAAGCAACTGCGATGCCAGCAAAAGGGAGGGATGGAATGGGATGGATGGAATGGATTGCCAGACGATGCAACCAATATCGGCAGCGTGCCGAAGAACAGAAGTTGCGACGTTGTCTTACTGAAGCTCAGTCTGAACTGGATGAGAATGCGAAGGCACACAAGATTGAAGTCGAGGGGCTCGAATCCGAACTAGACGAGATATCGAAACACAATGAGACTCTTGATTTCAAGTTGAATGCGAAAGAGGATCAATTGACGTTCCAGGCTCTGGTGATAAAGACCCAGGAACTTCAGATCGAAGCACTGACAGCCAGCGTTGCGAGAATGAAGGCACAAGGAAAGTAACCTAGCACGGAGGTGCTCAAATGTATGCTATCGCACGGAGGCGGGCAGAGACAATCGTCAGTGGCATCGAAGAGAGAATGAAGTCTCTTGTGGCAAGCGAGTCAATGAACTCGCCACTGTCTGGTTTGCTTGGGGGTAGCAGCTTCCCGACCGGAGAAGCTGCCGAAGCACGCGAAGAACTCGCACAGTTTGATGGTTGGACGTATGCCAGCATTCGACCAATTGCCCAGACGATCGCAGGCCAAACGATCGTTGTCGGTGTGCGAAAGCAAGAGGGGAAGCAGGGCGCACGACTCGGTAAGCCAGCACGACCGACACGCTACGCCAAGCACTTGCAACCGAAATGCATCAAGGCACTGCCAGACGACATTGAACCGCTTGCCGACCATGAGTTGCTTCGGTTGCTTGCCGAGCCTAATCCGTTGATGGTCAGGTGGCATCTTCTGTATATCACCGTTGCTGCCCTTGAGTTGACTGGTCGATCACATTGGTGGTTGACGAAAGACAATGATGGACGCAAAGTCATTTGGCCGATCCCGCCAAGTTGGATTGAACCGATTCACACGGAAGAGAAAGCTTTCGCAGGCTGGATCATCCGACCAGGTGGCGGGTTCAAGGCGATTCCAGTTCCAGCCGATGAGGTAGTGTACTTCTACTATCCCGATCCGGCATCGCCATCTAGCGTCGTGTCGCCGAGTGCAACACAGTCTGAGGCGATCAAGGCCGATAGGTACATCCAGGTCGCTCAATCGCGTTCATTCAGAAATGGAATTTGGCCTGGTTATGCCGTGATTGTTGGCGATCCTGAAGCGATTGAAGATACTGAATCTGGCAATAGCCGTCCATTGCTTGAGCACGAGGCACGCGACCAGCTTCACTCAATGGTACGCAAGCTGTATTCTGGCGTTGTGAATTCTGGCGAGGTGATGATCCTGGATGCTCTGATTCGCGACGTGAAAAAGATCAGCATGTCACCGAGTGAAATGGATTTCATGCAGTCCGGCAAGGTCACGAAAGCCAGAATCACCCAAGGGCGTGGCGTCAACCCAATCATTATGGGTGAGGTTGAGAACGCCAATCGAGCATCATCGCTTGCGGCTCGCCATCATTTCGCGGAGTTTACCGTCAATCCGAAGATCGAACTACTCAGCCAGGTGCTTACGTCGACGCTCGGAGTGATTGCCAGTACGGACACGCAAAAGGTAGTCGTCTACTTGGAGCAATACTCCCCAGACGATCGCGACGAACGACGGCGAGACATAGACACGGCCGCGAAGTATGGAGCCATTACGATTGACGAGGTTCGTAGCTCGCTCCAATACCTCAATCTCGCACCGCTTGAGTCTGGAGGTGATCAGTTAGCTGGCCCGAAGCCTGCTGGTGGTAGCACGACCGCTGCAAAGGCGGCACCAATCAACAAGGCACTGAAGTGGACGCGACAACAACGCATCGATGCGTTCGATAGCACGCGTTCAACGCTCGAAGTGAAGATGCGTATTGCGTGCGAGGAACTGTTCGCCTTGCAACGAAAGTCTGTCGTTGAGAAATTCCGGCAGATGATCGGATCGGCTGAACTTGAAAATGCGGATGGAATCGGTGGCCGGATCTTCAATCCGACCGAATGGTACGACGT